GGTGTTGTTGGCACCGCTTACCCAAAGAGCACTGTTTGTTATCATCGCATGTGTATGACCAGATGCCGACTTGCTGTCCAGTGCGGCTTTTACGGCTTTGTTCTGCACCGGATTTGTGGAGGTAGCAGACAAGGCACTGTCTACCGCAACCTTGGTTGCACCAGCAGCGATACCGTCCAGTTTCTTCTTATCCGCCGCCGTGTATGACGCTGTTGTCTTATCCAGCACTGACTTATTGTCATGCGAATGTGCATACCCATAAACCGTATTCCAGCCCACATCTGTAATCTTATCCAGCGTTCCCTTATTGTCATGGACGTGTGCTTTATTTGCCGCACCGTTGATAAACTTCCACTGTTCCTCGTCCAGCTGGTCAAGCACTGCCTTGTTGTCATGGGTGTGACTGGATACTGTCAGGCGACCGGTCTTGGTGTCAAGACTTACCGACGTTCCACCGTCACCGTCTATCAAAAAAGCACTCTGCTTCGCCGTGGCAGCGTATCTCGCGGAACCCGTTGCGATTGTGGAGAATGCGTTCTGATTCACCTCGGCACCTGCTGAAACGCCTTTTAGTTTCGTCTGCTCCGCGGTCGTATAGCTGGCAGTCGTTGCGTCCAGCACTGCTTTATTGCTATGAGAATGGCTTGAAATCGTTGCTCTGCCGTTGGTGCTAAGTGTAACGCTAGTGCCGTCTTCACCCTCGATCACAAAAGCGGCAGTTTTGCTTGTCGCGGTATATCTTGCTGAACCAGATGCAATTGTGGAGAACGCATTCTGGTTGACTTCCGCACCGGCAGCAATGCCGGCAAGTTTCGTCTTTTCGGCAGCGGTATAGCTGGCAGTTGTTTTGTCCAGCACAGGCTGGTTCTCATGTACGTGTGTCTGCCCGTACACCAGCAGCCATGACGTTTCATCGATCTTGTCCAAGGTGCTTTTGTTGTCGTGCACATGGGCTTTGTTTGCCGATGCTTTAAAGCTCGCGTAATCCTGTGCCGTGATTCTGTCCAGCACTTCCTCGTTATCATGCCTATGGGACTGCCCGTATACAGTCAGCCACGCTGTTTCATCGATCTTATCCAGCGTGTCTTTGTTTGCGTGGACATGTGCCTTGTTGACAGCCCCTTTGAAGTCCGCATAATCCTGCTCCGTGATTTTATCCAGAACGCCCTTGTTGGAGTGTGTATGAGCCATCGCATCAGCACCAGAGCCAGCATCTGCAATACTGCCTCCGCCCTGCCCGCCGCTTTCGCTTGTGATACCGCTTTCCTGTGTGCCTACTGTCAGCTTCGCATTTTCAGGTGCCGCGATCGGAATCTCAATTGCGGTTATGGGGAAAAGGCTCTCCGCGGAATCCCCCGGCAGCTTTGTCCGTACATAGTCGCCGTGTGTGAAGTGCTCCACGCTTTCGTCGATGTCCGCCAGATCGATGGCTTCCGCACGGATCGTGCTTGACGCTTTCCCGTTCTGCCGCAGCCACACCGCCCCTTGGTACGCCAGCGTTCCCGCATCTGTAATATCATCAAAAGTTATAGCCTGCTGTATCAGACCATACTTTTCCATGCGGGATTTGCTGTAGACCATGTTTCCGGATTTCACGAGATCGTCCGTTCCGGTCATGTACTGGATCATAAAAGTGGCATCGTCATCGTCCGCCTTATCTATCGTAAGACGGACTTCGTTATCTCCGCTGCTGTCCTTTCGCTTTCCCAGCGGTACAACAGCAGTTGCAATTGATGTACAATCATATGCCCAGTCGCAGTTCAGCAGATTTTTGGCATATCGCACGTCCTGTGAGCAGGTTCCTGACGGAATTGCAAGCCAGTCGATATATCCGGCACAGGTATCGCTGCCGACATATCTGACACGCAGAATGCCGCCAAACGAGTTCAGCAGCTTGTCTTGGATTTCTTCCCAGAAGGACGGATACACACCACTGGAGCGGGCAATTGTTCCTTCTGTTCCGTCCTGCGTCATTGCCTTATGTACCGTCACATCACCCAGCTCGAAGCTTTTCGACTTGTCCCGCAGCTTTTGGTTGTACATTTTGATATACCAGTACAGTACGTCTTTGGGCGTTGCCCCGCTGATCGAGTAGGCAAAGTGCAGGTCGTTCAGCCATGCCAGAGCTCCCTCGCAGTCATACGTGCGTATGCCATACATGTCCTGACTGTATCCCGTGACTTCTCCGTAAAAAAGTAGTTTGCTGTCCCGCCAGATCTTCACGCGGGACACCTTGCATGCGATCTCTTTGTACAGCGGATGCTGCGGGTAGATCGCAAAGGAAAAGCTGTCCACGCCGTTGACCACAAGCTTCACATCAGGATCTGTGACGTACTCCATGCCGTTGACACTGCCGGTGAAGCACAGCAGCTTCTCATCTACTTTGACCTTATACACTCTTACAGGCTCCTTTCCTGCAGCTTTATCGTCACTGTCAGATCACCCTCTCCGACACAGCAGAACCCGAACTCCTGCGTTGCCCCAGCAGGAATCTCAACGCCGCTGATCGCCGTATCTTTCCCGCTTGGCAGCGATTCGGATTCGTTCAGGTACGTGTCGCTGCTGCCGCCTGTGTGCCGCTCCGTTGCTGTGACATAGAAATCCTTGTCGCCGTTGAACGTCGGCACAGCAGGAACGCCGCCGGCGTTTGTGACGGAGGCGTGGATCAGGGTGGCAGCCGTACCACCAGCTGTACCAACGCCTTTTCCGACCGTGTGACCGGAGCAGGTCACTGTTCTAGCCTTGTTCTTGTACTTATACGGATCGCAGGTCGCCGTCAGCGTCACTTCCCCGATCTGCCCGTCAGGAGAGAGTTCCCCGACAGATACACGCCCCGTGTAGAAGTAATCCTTGTCATCGTCCAGCACGATTTTCACTCGCTTGCCGTTCAGGGCGTTTTGCAGCTTTGCATATGCCGCGTTCAGCCCGAAGCGATCCGCGATAAAGGTGAACTGCATCTTCAGTATGCGGCTTTTGTACGTCACGCCGCCGAAGTACTCCGTAAAGTCCACAGCCCCGTCTACGCCGGGGATCTCCACCAAGTTGGTGTTCGGCTCCGCTTCGCCGATGCTGTAGGAATTCAGAAAAAGCTGGTACGCATCATACGAGTGGTTCCCGTCAAATTTGATGCCTTTCATCTTATGTCACCCCTCTCTTCGCTTTGCTTTGCAGGCTGCCAAGTTCACGGTTCATATCAGTGGCGATAAGCTTCGCAAGCGTTCTGCCATTGATCTTGATGTCGTGACCAGATACAGCCACCAGCTGCGGAAAGTAGTCCAGTATCGCCGCCAGAATTTCAGACAGCAGTTCCATAACGCCGGCATTTTCGGCACGGACAGCTTCCTGTACATAGCCTTGCAGCGTGGCAATAGGAGCGACTGCTTCTGCACCTGCTTCGCCGCCGATCATGGCGTTGCCGGTACTCGGATTGATGCCGAATATGGTCGGCTGATGCAGCACGGCGCCCTTCGCGTACCATTCCACGCTCAAATGCGGTGCGGACGGCGGATCGAGAGAAAAACTGCCCTCAATACTGAAATGCGGCAGCTTGATGTCCGGCAGATGCCAGTCAAAGTCGAACACGCCTTTCAGCCACTGCACAACGCCGTCAACTACTTCCTTTACGCCGCTGAACTTCTCGGAAGCAGAATCAAAGATGCCCTTGAACGTATCTTTCGCACCGTTGAGGAAGCCTGTCAGATAGCCGGAAACCGTATTCCACAAGCCCATAAACGTGTTGGAAATACCGGTGCCCATTTCGCCGAACCCCTGCTTGATACGATCAGTATCTCCTGTAAATATGCCGACAAAAACATTGAACACGCCCTGCAAAAATTCGAATACACCGGAGATCGCCTGTATAATGCCGTCGATCGCGTTGAACAGCCCGTTCAGCAACCCTGCTACGGTGGAAACTGTTGTCGCCACGACAGTGCCGATCAAAGCAATGATTGGTTGCAGCCAGCTTAAATTTTCGCCAATGGCTTGAATCTTCTCGATCCAGCCCGGCAGATGCTCTGCAATAGTGCTGCTGATCGTGGAAATTACAGGCGTTATCAGGGAGGACAGTATCCCGATCACGCCCGCCACAAACTGACACGCTCCGGCGAACACCGTCATTGCCGTAGATGCCGCACCGCCGCTTTCGACAAAACCGGAAAACAGTTCGGTCAGCGGCGAAACCGCATCTTTCAGGTTGTTCCACGCATCTTTCAGTGCATCGATGACCGGCTGGAAAGATTCCTGCACAAAGGCTGCAACTTCCTGTGCCTTTTCCCACCATTCCCACAGCTTGTCTTTGAACTCGCCGATTTTTGGTGCGATGTCCTGAAACTTTTCCCGTGCAATATCCACCCATTCCGAAAGTTTCTGCATGGCGGGTGTGACAAACTCATCAAGAATCGGCTCGCCGACTTCCGCCTTGAACTGCCGCCATTTTTCAGCAAGATTCGCTTGCGTATTCGCATACTGATCTGCTTCTCTTGCCGCCTGTCCCGTTGCACCGGAATTGTCGAGCATCCATTGTGCATAATCTAAACGTGTGGCTTGCTTTGTTGCTTCATCTAGGTTTGCCCACGCTTTCGTTTCGGAAACGATGCCTTTTTCAACAGCATATGCCGCCATTTGTGTGTCATTGGCAAACAGTCCGATGGCTTCACCGCCCTCATAGGAGCCGTTGATGAAGCTGTTCAGATGCCCCATGGACTCGTCCAGAGACACATCCCAGAACGCTGCTGCGTCGGATGCCAGAGTCAAGCCGCCTGTCGCAAGGTCGGTGGCGTCTTCTATGCCAAATCCCAGACCCTTGAACTTTGCAGTGAGAGAGGTCATGCTCCCGGTTAGCCGGGTGGATACCACACCGGTGGCATCTGCCACCCCCTGCATCTTTTTCTGTGCAGCACCGGCATAATTGCCCATGATCTGGTCAAAGGCAGAATTTTCCGCGGACACCTCTGCCGCAGATTCTACAGAATCCTTGCCGAAATCCCAAAGTGCCTGTCCTGCCTTTGCGGCAAGATCAATCAGCTTTTCAAAACCGCTCGCCAATACATTGGCAATGGCGCCCTTCATGACGGAAAATCCGCCTTCTGTGTTTTTGGCGCTGTCCCCCAGTTCCTTGACCGATTTTTTCGCTTTTCCGGCGGAATCGTCCAGATTTTTCTGTTCCGTGTTCAGCTGATCGGCGGCTTTCTGTGCCCGTTCCAGCTTTTTTTCGTTGTTCTTCAGTTCAGAACTCAGCTTTTCGATGTTGTCCGCACAGGCTTTCGCCTCGTCGGATTCCTTGCCGGTTTCTTTGCGAAGGTCCTTGTACTTGTCTTTCAGCTTGTCCAGTGTCGTCCGCTGTAGTTCCACCTTTTTTGTCAGGATTTGCAGAGATTCCTTGGTGTCAGAGATGTCACCTTTTTGTCCTTTAAACGCCTTTCCAAACGCCTGCCCGATCTTGTCGAATGCCTTAGACATCCGCGTCTCGGTCTTTTCGGCATCGTCCTGCGTGGTTTTCAGCTGTTTTCGCGCTTCACTGCTGTCTACGGCGATCTTGCCGAATAGCTTGAAAATATCCGTTTTCTCTCACCTCCCGTCAATAGATTTTTTCTGCCGCACCGAACTGCATCTTCTCAAACCGGGCGATATTCTGCCGGATCAGCGCCGGCACGTCTTCTTTCCGGATGTGCTGAGACCGTTCCTTTGCAGAACCGGTCTGTAGCCCGTCCATAAATTCCTGGAAAGACTTGTCGCGCACCTGATGCAGGAAAAACTCCCAGCACTGCTGCCGGGAGGATTCCTCATATATCTTGCAGACCGTCTCTGCGAACCGATGCTGCCGGAGAGCAGCGCCAAGCAGTCCCATAGGGTCAGCATACCGCCGCCAGATCAACTCGCAGAATCCGGTGATGCTGTCTCCGCTGCCGCAAACGGCAGCAATTCCGTGAAAAAATCCTTCATTCCCTGCGAGGTGACAAGCTGCCGCAGCATGGCAGCGTATGTGCCTGCGCCGGACTTTGCGATCTCTGCCTCAGATTTCCCGGTAACCGATGCCAGCAGCTGCCGGAGCAGTGGCTCACACTTCCGATAGTTTCGGATGATAATAGCTGTCGCCTTTGCCGCAGCTACTGCACCGACTTCACGGAAATTTCCGCTGCCGAGCCGGGAAATGGCGGCGGCGATCGCCGGATCTTCTGTCAGGGCTGCGATCTCGTCCGAACCAACGGCGGATGCTATGTCGAACAGCATCCCCATATCCTCTGCAGTAAGTTCCCGCATATTTACCTGCTTCATACGCCTGCTCCTTTCACTTGGACGCTGCCGCGCTGGCAGCTACATTCTGGACATCTGCACTTGTTTTCGGATAATAGATACGGATGTTCAGACTTGTCATGCGGTCGCTGTCAGAATACGGCCGGTATGCCTCAAATGTCAGCGGCAGCACACTCGCTTCAAAACTCTTGCCGTCCACCTTTGCGCCGCTGGTGCAGATGGCTTTATCGAAAACAATGACAATAGGCTTACGGTCTTTCAACGTTTCGCCCACATACGCCAGCTTGTCGATCCAGTGCTTTTCTTCAATCTTTTGTCCGGTCGTGCCGACCAGGTAGTCTTTTGCGCCCTGCGATTCTACCAGATTGGAAAATAAGGCATGGTTCAGCAGCTCTGGCGTCATGTCCAGAGCATTGATGGTCATTGTGCCGGTCTCTCCGGTCTTTACCACACCGCCGTATACCTTGACGCCTACGCCGTCGATCGGCACATCGTACAGTGTGCTGGTGATCTCCAGGCTGTTACCGCCGGATGTCGCACACAACAACGTTTCTTTAAAATTGAACTGTGCATTGCCGCCGGAGGTGCCGGTCGTCAGCGTCAGTCCTTTGTGGATCGTCCCCGCGCCCAGCCAGATCCGCTCTAATGTATTTTGGGTCATGCCGTGTTGTCCTGCCTGCATATTACTCCACTCTCCATTCTATGTATTTCAGATTGATCTGTATTTTTTTCAGCCGTGCATCGTCGCACGGAGCAGCAACAGCGCTGTTAAAGAACAGCACCACTGCATAATCATCACCGGATGTGCTATATCCGGTGACTCTGGGGAACGCCCTGCAAATTCTCTCCCGGGCAGTTATCAGTGCATCCCAGCTCGTCCCAACCAACGTGAGCAGGAACGTCCCGGACAGCATACCGCTTTCTTCTGTGACCGGGCTGCTGCTGCAATGTCCGACACAGTAGACCGACGGCAGCTTTCCGGCAGTCTGATAGGTCTCATACTGATATGGTATTTCAGCTGTGTCCAGGCGAGCTTTTACCGCCGCCAGCAATTCTCGTGTCATGATAGCCCTCGTTTCAGCAATGCCGCCAGGCATTTTTCCGCCTTCGGCAGATCCTGATCTGCGGTGTGCTGCAAGGTATGCTGCGCCGCCTTACCGTCTGTCTTAAAATACTGCACCCCATTCTTGCCGTACACCACCGTGACCTTACCTTTGTATGTGGGCTTTCTGCTGCCGGTGTATCCGGCGACGGGAACGTACCAGGGCGACGATCTGCCGTCTCCGTTTGCCGAATGAGTGCCTGTGCCGAACTCATTCCAGACGGCGTTTTCCAGACTGCTGCCGACGGTGACGGAATGCTCCGCTATGTCTACCACATAGTCCCACGATCCTTTCAGCTGTCCTTCGTCCACCGGGGACATCGCCGCCGCATCTGCCGCAAGCAGTGCGCCCATTTCCGTCAGAAACTGCTGCACCGCATCGTCCAGCAATCCCTCTGCCTGTAAGATGTTCGATTCCAGAGTTACGCTTTCCAGCACTGTGCCGCACCTCCCGTATACCGCAGATAGATCTCCAGCTGGGAGCCGTCTCCCATGCCCATAGGGTTATCGATTTGCAGTACGTCATACCGCTTTCCGCCGCAGAGCAGGCGGCAGTTTTCCGGAGAGAAGTCCTCCGGCAGCTGCACCCAGTCCGCCACAAACACATGCGTAGCTTCTTCGGTTTTGGCGTGATATGTGGTATACCGGCTGTCCCCGCCGGTCATGTCCAGCCAGCCGTGCAGCGTGACCGCAGATGCTTCCTGCGGCTCGGATTCTCCGATCGCATTGACAACGGATTTCAAACACACAAGCTGTGCATCGGTATTTCCGCCGATCAGTCCGTACATGATCAAAACCTCGCTTTCCGGTATCTGTCCAGAAATCTGACAAGCCGTTCCGGAACGCCCAGAACGCCGCTGTAAGCGTCCTCTCCGGAAAAGGTCACGCTATGCCGGCTGATGGTTTCCGATGCAATTCCCGCCCTGTCGGCGGCGTTCTGCCCCGCCCTGCTAAGCTTGTACCGCAGAATGTCCACGCACCCCATTACCACGTCCGGCGGATACGCTACACGGTGCAGCACCGCAGAATCGGTGTCCGCCGGAGCAGGTGACAGCATGCTGTCCGGCAGCACCGTGTACAGCTGCTCGCCGATCTGCACGGTGTCCCCTGTCAGGATCCGCAGGCTCGGTGTCAGCATGACACCGCCCTGAATCGCCGTCACGTGCCGGAAGCCGCGTTCTGTAAAGGTGTTGTGCGTTTCCTGCCGGATCGCAGATTCCAGTGCGGCAAGGTGTTCCGCAAGCAGTTCGTCCGGTGTTTCGGTGTCCACAAATTTTCGGAGATGCTCTACTGTCATTAACATTGTGCATCATTGCTCCCTTCCTTACTTCTTAAATTTGGCAAGTACTACCTTAGATGTGTCAGACAGAGCCACAGCGTAGAAACGATCTGCGCTAATATCTGTCTTTCTTGCAAGCGTGTCACGCTCTGTTTCCACGTTGGTGTCACGCTTCAGGTAAATGGTCAGTGCGGCAGTGTCGTCCTCGGTTTCGTCGTCCTGATTCAGCTTGACGATGGGGCAGAAGTAGCACGCCGTAGTGGACTTTGTGACCTTGTCGCCGACCTTTGCAGCGGGCAGGGTTTTCCGGATCTCCGCGATGTTCCCCTCAGTCGCCGCCGTACCGCTTTCGTCAAAGTAATACCACTCACTGTGCAGCGGCACTTTCTTGGACGGCACTACGCGGCAGTTTGCCACCATGCCAATTTCACCGGTCAGCATCACGCCGTCCTTGTACTTGTCTGCACTGAGGAAATCGCTGTCCTTCCGCAGCTGTGTCACCTGCTTCGGGTGCACAAAGATGACCTTGTCCGTGTTCACTTTCTCGTCCAGCACGTCAATGGCATCCACAATGCCGGCGTACTTGATCGCCGCCGCACTGCCGTCATAGGTCAGCTGTGCCCCCTGCAACGCAGCCATGGCATCGGCATCGACCTTCGCCGCGATAGACTTTCCGATCTGGTTATTAGTTTCTGCCACCGGATTGCCGTAGCCGGACAGCACAGACTCATCGGTCAGCTCCACTGCCTTCATTGCCTTTTTGATCTTCACGGTGGTGGTGCTGGTCTGGAGCTTTACGGTGTCTGCCTTTACGCCCTCGGCAACGTCTACCGCATCGCCGATGTAGCTGTACTGGGGCACGGTAATGGTGTCGCCTGGCACGCCCTGCAGGGTGGTGTCCACCTTTGCGAACGGAGTGACGACGATCTTACTGGTGATTTTGGCGGAGATCATATCCGCCATGACCTGCGGGTTTACAAGGTCCTGAATGGTTGTTGTTTCTGGCATAGTTATTCTCCTTTTCTACCGGTCAGGGTGTCGTATGTGTCTTTGTCGGTCTTGTACAAGTCCAGCCGCTGGGCGTAGGACATCTTTGCAAACGCATCAGCAGTGACCGCAGAGCCGCCGCTGTTGTCCGGCAGCTTCTGTTCCAGTATCTGCTTTTTCTCTGCCGCTGCGAACTGCGTCGGATACTGGGATTTCAGCGTTTCCAGCGTGGTGTCCCAGCCTGTCAGTCTGCCCTTGTCGTCCAGAGCCACGCCGTCCATGCCTTGCAGCTTGTACGCCAGATAGTCTGTGTCCAGTGCTCCGGCTTTCAGCAGTGCCACCTGCACCGCAGCGTCCAGCTTCGCCTTGGCAAGCTCTGCTTCCAGTTCGGTGACGCGGGCGTTCTCCTGTGTCTGCTTGGCGGCGTTGTCTGCCTTGGTCTGCTTCTGGGCTTGCCGCAATGCGTCCTGTGCCTGTTGCAGCTGCACCTGCAACGCGTTGTACTCTGCCGCTGTGTAAGTCTTTTCCGGCGGCGACGCGTCGGGTTCAGGCGGCTGTGCCGGATTCTTCTTCGGTTCGTCTGCCATGTGTATCATTCCTTTCTGAAAATTGGGTATAAAAATAGCACCTGATCGCTCAGATGCTGATTTTTCGATAAAAGAACGCCGTACCCGCTGGCTGAATCGTTCTTGTTTTCCGTCCCTCCGCCAGTTTTCGCCCATGGTCGGGGCGGTGATTACAGTTCGATGTCTTCGATCGCTGCACGTGCTTCCAGACTGGAGATATAATCCGCCATCGCTCTGATCTGGAAATTATAGATACCTCTCGGACAGGTCGGCTGGAAGTTCAGTTTGCCTTCGTCCCATTTGTCCAGCATTGCTTTCAGCTTCTGGTACCGGACGCACACTTGCATATACTCCGCTTTGAATCGCTCTTTGTAATCGGTACTGTTCATCAAGCTTACGGTATCTCTCAGTTCTGCCTGTCTGTATGTTTCCATTATTTTCTCCTTTCAGGCATGAAAAAAGCACCTCGTTTGAGATGCTTTTTGTGGTATTTGGTTTTACTTCTCAAAATGTGCGGTATTTTGAGATAGCTTTTTAGTTAATGCGCAAACGGGCAATCCTTTAATGCCTCTTTTTGCTGAATTGCGATTTCTTTCAATCTTTTTCGAATCGTTTCTTTTTCTTTTTCGTCTGTCACTTTGTCAAGCTTTTTATACAATTCGTACTCTTCATTCGTTGGCTGCAACATCATAAAACATCACTCCAATAGTGCTAAAATTGCATCAGCAACGGCATTTTTGCCTCTTGCTGAAAAGCATTCCGCTATAATCTCAGTAAAATCACCAGATGCCCACCCTTTATCAGCATACATACTTAGAGACTTTTTGATAAAATCTGAGTCATGTTGATCTTCAATATAGTTGAAAATCCGGCGATCAATCTTTTTCTTACTTTCATTATAACCGATATTTTCGGAAATTGCAAGCCTTTTGATGCAATCTTCGTAAAATTTATGTCCGAGTTCGTGCAGAATCGGTGCGTGCTCTGTAGTATCGGCAAACCAACCTGGCAGACGATTCACATACTCCGAAATCTTCTCAGAAGAATCATAGATGCTATTCATGTACATGATGTCGGTGATTTTGTCATATCCGGCAATTGCGTTTGGATTCAAACGGTGCTTCTGAAAATCAACTACTGCGACTTTGGGAATCCGGAAATCTTCCGGCAGCTCTGTCTGAATAGTCGACAGCGTTTTTTCTGTAAGCCGCACCGCTTTGTTCTTACGGTCTGCATCGGTATCTGCATACATCTGATACCGACTATTTGCAACTTTTTTGACACTCATATGCACATTTCCGGAAGTCAGTGTTGTTTGGTCAGAGTACTTTGGCGTAAAACGTGACATATAATCCGGAGTGATTTTCTCCGGCGAATACGTCTTTCCCGTACCGCCGTTGTCCTTTGGCGTGGGCGGTGTGACTTCTGCGGTGTGACCGTCGTGATGCGGTATTGTGACATCACGCTTTTCTGTTTCCTCCCGGATATATCCGGCACGGTATTCCGCGTAGGATTCACTGGAAACCTTCACAAGGGCTCTGTGCTGGTTGTCATACTTGTAATCGCTGTCAGCTCTGACTGCCCACCTGGGGCGGCTGTAGGCGTGACAGCGGCAGTTGATGTCCTCGGACGCAATGCCAAACTTACCGGGTGCCTGTGCCTTTCTGCCGTCCACCTCAAAGGGCTCGTCCAGCTCCCGAACTTGTCCGTCCAGCTGTACATGATGGGGTCTGGTTTTTCTGTCCATGGTGCTGTCCCACTGCTTCACCAGATCTGCCCCCTGCTGCTTCGCCGTTCTGGCGGCTTCCAGTCTGGCAGCGTTGGCGATGCGGTTTCCCTCGGTGCGGACGATCAGCTTCGCCCGTCCCAGTGCACCGCCACGCAGAGTGGCATAGTTGCCGATCATTTTGCCGGTGATCTGGTTCGCCATGTCCCCGTAGCTTGCACCAGATGCAAAGCCGGCGTAAACGATGTCGGTAATATGCTTTTTCAGTCCGGCAAAGTCCTCGCCGATGCTGTCATACAGCGGCTTTACAAGCTTCGTGTCGTTGACGGCAGCCTGACAGACCTTATCCTGCGGAACCGGCAGCGAGAGCCGCAGCCCGTCGCTTTGCAGTTCGTACAGCACCGCCGTGTGCCCTGTGAGATAGCAGTCCTGCAAGTACTCCTGCACGGTGCGGTACGTCTTGCTGTGCAGTTTTCCGAGAATGCGTTCCAGCTGCTTCTGCAAGCCCTGCTGAAACGCTTTCTGGTAGGCAACAGCCTGCCGGTTTTCCACGTCAGTCCGTTCGTCCAGCTGCCAGAGCCTGTCCTTGACATCTTCCAGTGCTTTCTGATACGACCGTTCCAGCTGCTCCATGACTTTTTTCTCGGAAAGCAGCTCATACTGCGTGGTCTGCTTCTGTGCCGGTGTCATCTGCCGCACCTTCTTCCAGCTGCTGCATCAGGCTGTCCAGCTGTGCACCGTCCGTCTGTTCCAGCGACTTCCGCACCTCTGCCTCGTCCAGTTCCAGCACCTTGCACAGCGGCTGCAGCACGGCTTCCACGCCCAGCTGTGCCGCCGCGGCAAGCAGAGTGCTGACCTTGATCTGCACGGCGGCAGCTTCCGCACTGCCGATCGCCGCGTTGTCGGATTCGTTCGTGATACAGGTTCTTGTGAAGTCCATTTTCACGTCAGCACGGGTGAACGCCGTCCCCCTGTCCTTGTTGATCTGCTGCAATACCACGTCGATGATGCCGCCCATCATCTGCCGCAGGTGTGTTTCCAGCTTGCCGCACTTGATGTCCAGCAGGGCGTACCGGGACTTGATGACCACGTTGGTGATATTTCCGTCGCCGACCTGTGCGGCGTTGAAGCCCATGCCGAACTGATAGATGTTCTCTTTGTCCAGTTCCAGCTTGACCTTGCGGGCTTCATAGGGCACTTCTACCGTTTTCATATCCACCCCGCCGCTTTCGCCGGTGCCGATCACCTTCTTGGTCTTGATGTTTTGCATCAGTTCCGTCATGTCCGTGCCGCCGTATCCGGACACGACCACCAGATACTCCGCCGCGTCCTGCAGGTTGTTGGACAGCCCGCAGGACATCAGGTCATAGTCGTCGATCAGCGACTTCACCGGCTGAAGCCCCGAAACGCGTTCACGGTTGTTGTCGATGCGGAACCACGGCAGAAAGCCCAGCCCCTCGAAATAGGTATCGTCGGAATTGCCCTTTTTGTAAAGCACATGCGGCCGTGGATTGGGAAGCCCGTTTTCCGGTTCGTCCAGCGTGATCGTGCCGCTGTCCGGCTGCGTATACGTCCACGTCTGCGTGTCGTCCATGACAAGCACCTTGTACACCGTGTGCCCGTACATGTCTGTCCGCTGCGGATACCGGTACAGCACATAGTCCCTGCCGTCAGAAGTGTATCTGCCGTCCGCTTCCACCACAGACAACGCATCGGCACACTGGAACGCCAGCCTGCCGTCTGCGTTCATATAGGCGTACAGCCAGCCCCAGCCGCAGACCACCGCATCTGTACAGGCATCTGCCAGCTCCGCCCGAAAGCGGTCGTTCTCGTTGAAGTAGCTGTCCAGTTCCTTTTGCAGCCGGTCATCTTCGGCGACCACGATCCTGTCACGGTTGCTGAGCAGATACTGTACTTCCTGATCTGCCAGTTCCGTGAAAAACGGGTGTGAGATTTTGATGTTGCTTCTGGTTTTGTCCTCTTGCAGCTCTCCGTGGGCATCATAGTAAAACAGGCGGTAGTTCTGTATCGCATGGCGGGCGTGGTAGTACTGCCGCCCGATGCGTGCCTGTGCCTTTTGCGGATCCCCGTATGCTGTGTTCAGCAGCGTTTGTATTTCTCCGATGTGAAGCATTCTTTCACCTCCTACACAAGCCACATGCCGAGCGGCTTGGGATTTTCATACACTCCGGTCAACGCGTCCGGTGCGTCGTCGTGGGCATTCTTTCCGGTACGCTGATAGGACAGCACCGCACCGGCAAAATCCCGCCAGCGGTCTGCCCAGTTCACCGGAAACAGCACGTTCTGCATCACGCCGGTGCTGTTGGACAGGATCCGTGCAGTCTTGTTCTTATGCTGGTGAAACCACGTGATTTTCGTGTGCCGGTTCCCCAGCTTCCGGCATTCCCGTTCCACGTTTCTGGCGAACCCTCTGCCGCCGTTGTTGGATTCGATGATCGCACAGCCGATGTTGTGCTTTGTCAGCATCTGTGCAGTCTGCGGCTCGGTGGTTTCCATGGGTGCACTGGTATAGAGCACGTCCAGCACGTAGTACGTGCCGTTGTACACGCCGTAGCAGATGCTGCACAGGTAGTCGCTGCCCTCGTCTGCGGTATCGGTGTAGCACAGCAGATACTGGAGCAGGGATTCCCCGTTTTCGTCCACCGGCAGTGCGGTGTACGTCAGAATCCTGGTGTACAGTCTGCCCCTGATGTCCATGGGCTCCTGCTGATAGTTGGCGGCGGCGATCTCTTTTCCCATGGCACTCGTCTTTGCCAGATAAGACCTTTTGGTCAGCACGGCATCACAGAGCATTGTGCCGTCGTCCTGCAACGCTTTCATACAGACGTGCCGCATCTTTGCACCGGACTTTCGGTAGTGCTCCAACGCCCGCCCCGCGAGGTCGTCTGTCGCCCAGCGTGTCATGATGATGAGCAGCTTTCCGTTTTCCTCCAGGCGGGACTGCATCGTATCCGTAAACCAAGCCCAGTGCTTTTCTTTCACCAGTTCGTTGTTGGCTTCTTCGGCGTTTTTGATGAGGTCATCGATAATCATCAGCGATGCCCCGAAGCCGGTCGCCGTACCGGTGGGCGATGTGGCAAGGTAGTTGTTGTAGCCGCCCTCCAGGCTCCACAGGTTCATTGCCCCGTCGCCGTGCTTGATGCGGGTGTCGGGGAACACATCGGCGTATACCGGTATGTACAAGTCCGCCTTTTGCTCGGAGATCGCGTTTCGCACATTCTTGGAAAACATGGTGGAAAGCGTTTCGTTGTAAGAGCCTGTCATGATTTTCTGAGAGGGATCACGGCCGAGCACCCACTCCACCAGCAGACCGGCTGTTCTGGACTTGCCGTGACGGGGTGGGAGATTCACGATCATCACCTCGTCATCAGATTCCACGAACGCCTGAAACTCCCTGCACAGCCGCACAAGATACTGCCGGTCAGGCTGATAAAAGTCAGGTGCCATCAGGCTGCAATAGGCAAAAAAGTCACGCCTTGCCAGTTCCGCTTTTGCCCCGAGCACGATCAGCCGCTTATCCACTGCCGATCACTTTCCGCAGTTCTTCTGTGGTAAGTTCTGCAAACGGATTTTTCTGCACCGATGCCTCCACCTTTGTGGTGTACTCCCCCGTCATCTTGTTCAGCGTGTCCACGGCTCGGATACGGTCTGCGGCGGCGTTGTCCTCGTCCCTGGCGATGTCGGACAGCAGCTCCTGCCGGGCCCGTGCCGTCATGATGCGTGCAGTCTGAGCAGCCTCAGACAGCTGCTTGATGTAGGCGGCAACGCCACTGTTTGCCACTAGTTTGTAGGCATTCCCCCGTGCGTACTGCTCCGAATACCCCGCAGAAACGGCAGCCTGTTCAGCGTTACCGCACTGCACGTAGTATTCTGCAAATTTTCGCTGACGTTCGGTCAATGCGGTCACGCTCCTTTCCGGCATACAAAAAACCGCCGAAGGTCACCCTTGCAGCGGTTCTTGTCAGTATTGGATAATATTATTATAGCACAGGTCGTATGTATGATTCTATACGATTATTCCAGCATCGCCAGTGCCTTTCTGTGCCACCGGTGGAACGTGTCCCAGGAGCAGGGCAGTTCCACGCAGACCTGTTCGCAGGTCATGCCGTCCAGATACCGCAGCCGCATCAGCCGACGCAGCTCCGGCGGCAGGGTGTCGATGGCGTTCTCCACGGCTGCCTGTTCCTCCAGCAGGATGCACTGCTTTCTCCGGTAGAGCCGTTCCAGCGTTTCCTTCTTCTCCACATACCGCTGTGCCTCTGACAGCGGTTCTCCCCGCTGGTGCGGACTGTCGCCGTATGTCACGCCGTGGCAACCCTTGCTTTCTTCCAGTTCGTGCAGCCGCCTTGTGATGTCGGCGAGCTCCCGCCGGATGCTGCCGTATCGGCGTAGATCGTCTTTGGTCATTGCATCTCCTCCAATTCCGGCAGTCCTGCCTTCTGCCGCAGTTCATTGCACACCTGCCGCAGGTCAATGCTGTGCAGCGTCAGTGCCGCATAGTACGGCGTAAACAGTTCCCGTTCCACCGCCTTCAGCTGTGCCAGATCGTTGTCGCTTCGTGATCTGGCGTACCGCTGCAACACACTGCGATATTTGTTCATCTGCAACCGCAGGACGTGTTCTGCGATCCGCAGACAGCCCTCATTGCTCCGGCACAGAACGTCGCCGCCGTCGTCTTTGCGATACTCCGGGCAAGCCGTCACGCAGTACGTTTCGTACACGTCGTCTGCCGGACCGTTACCCTTTGCCGTGTGCTTTCTCTCCGCCGTCCAGCCCTCCACCGGCTGGAATGCTCTCGACCAGCTACACCCCGCATCTTTGATGGGGACAGCGTTTTTGCACTTCCAGCAGAGCGTGGCTTTCTTGATTTGCTTGTTTTCCATGTGAATCCACTCCTTTTGTCTTTTCGCTCGGTTT